GTCTCCGAGGCGTCATCGGCGAAGGGACTTTTCGTCAGCCGAGCGCGCTGTTCTCGCTGCGGCAGAGCACGGCGTGTCGTCCTGTGTCGTGGCCGCTCGAGTGGAGTTGGTCGACGTGGTGGACGGTGAGGTCGGTGCTCGGGTGGGGTGCGTGGTGCGTGTCGGGCCAGCCGGGGCAGGTCCATCCGTGGATGGCGACGTGCGCTGCGATGGTGTCGGCGCTGGTCGTGGTCCAGGTCCTGGAGCTGCGTGTGCGTCGGGCTTGGCCTCGGTGTGGGCACGCTCCGAGGGTGGAGCAGACGGGGCAGGGGGTGGGGGCTCGGGTGGGCATGGTCACCTGCCCGGGATGGCGAATGCCCACCGCTCGGGGTGGGCATGTGGGGTGGACTGCCGGGGTGGTTCCGGTGTCCGGGCGCGCCTTGTCAGTGGTGGATGTACCGCGCAGGGGGCAGTGTGCCCACGTTTCGGTGGTGGTGTCAAGGACCCTCGTCATGCGTCGGCGCCGGTGAGGAGGGCGGAGATGCAGCCGATGACCTCGCCTCGGCTGTACGGCTTGGTGTGCTCGATGTGGTCGGCCATGCGCTGGATGGTGTCGGGGTCGTGGCCGTGGGTGGCGATGAGGGTGGTGGCGATGGCTTGGGCTTCGGTGATGTGGTCGGGCCATTGGTCGGGGGTGCGGCCGAGCTGTTGTGCGATGGCGCGGGGGAGCGTCGCTGTCGTCGCCGTCAGGCGATCGATCAGTGCGCGCTCTCCCGTAGTACCTGGAAGATCTCCCCGGGAATTCTTCCCGGAGATCTTCCTGGGTGGGGAGCTGTGAGTGGCCCCCTTAGTAACGCTGAGTGCTCCCCCAGGTCGCTGAGATTGCTCCCCCAGGTCACGCTGAGTGCTCCCCCAAGGGCCTGTTGGGGTACCTGTCACTGCTCCCCCTTGGGGTACCTGTGACTGCTCCCCCACCGGTGGGGTTTCGGGGTCCTCTGAGTGCTCCCCCACCGGTGGGGTTTCGGGGTCCTCTGAGTGCTCCCCCATGGTGGGGGGTGGGAGGGCGACGTAGGACGCGGATCCGGGGCCTTTGGATCCGCCGGCGCGGTACTCGATGGCGCCGGCTTCGGTGAGCCGGTCGAGGCGTTCGGCGACCCGACGGCGGATGTGCTTGGGGCAGTCCTTGGCGTCGCCGTCCCAGAGTCCGGTGACGGTGGCGATCTGTCCGGTGGTGACTCGGTCGGAGAGCTTGGCGAAGCTGGTGGTCCAGTAGAAGACGCCGGTGAGGACGGTGAGTTCGGCGGGGGTGCAGCCGTGGGCGACGGCGCGTTCGAGGGCTTGGCGTTGGGCTCGGCCGGCTTGGACGTAGTCGCGTTGGCGGCGCTTCGGTGGGTTGGTCATGGTCGTCCTTGGGGTCATGCTTCGCCGTACCCTTCGCCGCGGGCGAGTCGGCGTTCCTGGGCTTGGCGGGCGTCGTCGATCGAGTCGAGTTCGGTGGGGCGTTCGTGGCCGCGGCGGGTGCGGTAGGTCTTGCAGGTGTGGCAGCGGCCGCCGCAGCCGTCGGCGCGGTCGCGGATCCCGCAGATGCGGCAGGTGTCGGTCTTGGATCGGGCGTGGGTGGTGGGGTCGGCGGCCCCGATGGTGAAGGCGCCGTTGAGGGCGGTCCAGGCGTGGTCGAGGTGTCGGGCGGCGTTCCCGATGAGGGTCTTCGTTGTCATCGGGCCGTAGGGGTCGAGGTCGGCGAGGCGGGTACGGGTGTGGTCGACGGCCTTCAGGACGGTGCCGACGTTGCTGGTGGCCAAGGGCTTCTGGAGTCGGGGGCGGCGTTGGGTGGTGAGCCACCAGGCGGTGCCGACGGCGAGTTCGGCGGCGTTGATGTGGGCGATGGCGGTGGTGTAGGCGTGGCGGCTGGTGTGGGAGCCGACGGCGAGGTCGAGGCGGGGGCCGGCGACTTGGTCGCGTCGGTCGCGCGAGGTCCAGGTGTGGCCGCACTCTTCGGCGCGGCAGGTGGAGCGGATGACGTAGTCGCCGGCGGTGAAGAGGCGGCCGACGTCGGCGACGGAGACGTTGCGGCCGCGGCAGTGGGGGCAGCGCAGCCAGGCGTCGGAGAGGGGAGCCGGCTGGGGTGTGACATCCGCGGAATTATTATTACCGGGGATGTCACACCCTTCGGCGGGGACGTGGATGGGTCGTTCGGTGGGTGCGTTGGTGGGGTTGTAGGCGTCGGTGTGGGCCCAGGGGATCATGTCGGCGATGCGGGTGAGGTCGGCGCGGCAGAGCGCGATGAGTTCCGCGGTCGTGGTCATCGGGTGGGCACTCCGGGGTTCGGTGGTGATCCGGGCGGCGGCATCGGCGGCCGTGGTCGGCCGAGCCCGTGACGGGCGTCGCGTTGCCAGCGTCGGGACGACTTGCTGCGAGGGTCGGCCATGCCACCGGCCCAGCGTCGGCCGCCGGGCCCGCACGTGGTGACCATGGTGGTGATCCGCCACCGCTTCCCGCACCAGGCGCAGCGCCAGCGGCGGACGACCATGCGCACGTGGGGTGGTGGTGGGAACGGTGGGGTGATCGGCGGGTCGCAGTCGTGGTCGAGCTTCACCGCGTCCCCTCCCGATGCTCTTCGCAGCCCTCGGGCCCGGCGGCGACGCAGGCCCGGCAGTCGCCGCCCCGGGCGAGCCGGTCGAGGAGCGGCTTGTTCCTCTCGATCGATGCTCGGATCTGCTCCTCGGTGAGCGTGAAGGTCTCGTCTTCCCACTGGAGCCCGTCGGCGCGTCGGTGGGGTCCGGCGTGGCCGGCGTGGAGGTGGCAGCGACCCCCGAAGTCCTCTCGGCAGGTGGTGGCGTCCTCGAGGAACGCCAGCGCCGTCGCGTAGTTCCGGTCGTCGGCCTCTTCGGTGAAGGTCCACACCTCGGAGCCGTCGCCCATGATCGACCAGCCGGTCACGTCGCCGTCGCGGCGGTGGAGCGCGAGCGCGAGCCCGCGGGGGTGGAACACCGTGCGATTGATCAGCCAGAGGAGGCCGGTGTCGCTGAGCTCGACCAGGGGCCTGCCGAGGTCCTCGGTCTCGTCGTGTCGTTCGTGCTGCATCAGAACCTCTCCATCTCGGGCTCGTCTTCGTACGCGTCCAACGGCACTTCCTCCACCGACGCGCCGGCGGCCTGGGCGTCGAACAGGCCCGTGGGCCGGACCCGGAACCCGTGCGCACCCGCCGTCGTGCCCTGGCACTCCTCGAGCACACCCGCCGCGACGGCCATCTCGAGGTACTTCTTCGCGGTCGCCTTCGTGACGTCCATCGCGCCGGATGCCTGGGTGAGGGACCCCCAGTAGCCGCCGTCCATGTCGAGGAGCTCGCCGACGTCGACGGGGTTCCACACGCGGGCCGATGGGCCGGCGGCGGGCGTCGCTCCGTCCGCTTCGGTCGGGTCGGTCCATGACCGCCACCACCCGGACCGGGGGTCGTACTCGATCGAGAAGTCGTCGGTGGCCTTGCCGCGACGCATGAAGTGGACGTCGCAGAACCGGCGGGCCTGCTGCCGGTTCTTCCCGGCGGCGACCCAGGCCTTCTCGGTCTTGTAGTGCGGGAGGAGCGTGACGCGGGTCGAGGCCCAGTCGGCGAGCCGGGAGGCGCCGCGCCACATGTCCTCGGGTTCGAGGCCGTCGCCCATGGCGCGGCCGCGGATGTGGTGGATGATGAGGACGGCGCAGCCGGTGGTGACGGCGAGGTCGCGGAGCTTGTCGAGGGCGCGTTCGGCTTCGTCGTTGCTGTTCTCCTGGCCGCCGTAGTAGACGGCCCAGGGGTCGACGATGAGGAGCCCGAAGTCGTGTTCGCGGATCGTGTTCTCGATCTTGGGGTCGAGGAGCGCGTCGAACCAGTTGTCGGTGAACGATGTGCCTTGGCCGTCGCTGGTGACGTTGCGGCGTTGCATCATCCGGATCCGCCACCGGTCGAAGGTTTCGGCGACGGAGTCGGGGCGGGGTTGGCCGTCGAGCATGAACCGCCAGCGGTCCCAGGCGTTCCATTCGTCGATCTCGCCTTGGGCGATGAGGGTCTTGACTTTCTGGCGGACGGGGAGCTGGCCGAGGAACTGGCCTTCGCCGCGGTCGAGGAGCGCGGCGAGGTTGTAGGTGAGCCAGGACTTCCCGATGGAGCGGGGTGCGGCGACGGCGAGGATTTCGCCGGCGCGCATGAACCCTTCGACGAGTTCGGGGGGTTCGGGGGGCGGGTTGTCGAGGGCGTCGTGGACCCAGCGGAGGGTGAGGGTGTCTTCGGTGGGGCGGGCGGTGGGTGGGGTGATCTGTTCGTCGAGCCAGCGGAGGGTGTCGGGGTCGGGGCCGTGGTCTTCGTCGTCGTGTTCGGGGGGTTCGAGGTCGTCGTCGGGGAGGGTGGGGCCGTTCCAGAAGTTGATGTGGACGTTGGCGGCGGCGGTTTGTTCGGGGGTCAGGTCGATCGTCACTCGGGGAGCACTCCGTCTGTGTACTTGTCGTCCATGGCTTCGACTCGGACGGACAGCTCGGCGAGCTCGTCGGCGATCTGGTCGAGTGGTCCGCCGACTTTCATCGCGGCGGCCACGACGAGGAGCCGGTCGGCGATGTAGCGGCGGTCGATGGCTTCTTGTTCTTGGCGGCGGGCGCCGATGATGAGGAGCGCGATGTCTTCGCACATCTGCATGCGTTCGGCGGTGTCGTCGTGGTCGTGGCCGAGTTCGAGGTGGCGGGCGACGCGTGCGATGTGGGTGCGGAGCTGGTCACTCACCGGCCGCCTTCGGGTTCGCGAGTTCGAGCAGGACGTCGGCGTGGCAGGCCATGCCGTCAGCGGGGTCGCAGGTGCACGCGAGGTCGTGGCCGGTGAGCTGGTCGAGGTCGGGCACGAGGCCGCGCTCGACATCCCAGCGGAAGAGGGCGACGGCGTGCTCGCGTGCTTCGGCCTCGGTCGTCCACCAGCAGCAGAGGCTCTCGGCCTCGACACACCATTTGGATGTGTGGTGGCCCTTGAGTTCGCGGACCTTCCAGCGGTTGCCCCACCTCGAGGTGCGGTCGACGATGATGCAGCCGTCGGGCTTGCGCCAGCCCTTGACGCGCCGTCGGCGGATCCGCTTCGGCGCGCTCACCGCGCCACCGCCGGCATCTGATCCCACGTGCGTCCGTCGAGCTCGCGTCCGGCGATCTTCTTCCCGGCCTTGCGGAAGATCGCGTCGTGCTCGAGGTCGGGGGCCCACCAGCCGGTGACGGGGTCGCCTTCGGAGAGCGCGGCGGGGAGGTGGTGGCCGTCGATGAGGTCGCCGTCTTGGCCGGCCCAGAACGGTGGCTGCGGGTCAGGTTCGTACGGGAGCCAGGCGCCCCACTGCTTGAAGAAGAACGGGACGTGCGCCTCTTCGCAGCGGTCGCGGATGTCGCGCACCCAGTCGGGTTGCATCGGTCGCGCGCCCGGGCCGGACTCGCCGCCGACGATCACCCAGTCGATGCCGGTGAGGTCGAGCGACGGGACCGGCCCGAGCAGGGGCTCACAGGACAGGAACCGGACGGCGGCGGGCGTGGCGCGCAGGTGGTCGGCGCGGAACGTGTACCGATCCGACTCGATCGACGTGCCCAGCCACACGTTCGGCAGCGGCCAGCCAGGCCACAGCCGCCGCTCGTAGTTCGGGTCGGTCTGCGCGTGGTAACCCTCCGCTCGCGGGTCGAAGATGACGGGCCGATCCCAGCCCCACGACCGGGTCAGGAACGTCGCGCCAGCCGCGATCCAGTCGGCCTGCGTGTCCATGCCGAACGTGTCGTTCGCCCATGCCGCCATCCGCTGCGGGCGTTTCGTGAGCACCTGAAACGTGTGCTGCGGAGCGATCGACATCGTCGCGAAGACGTGGGTGATGAACTCCTCGCCCACGCCGACGTGGAACAGATCGGACATGCTGTCAACGAACACGGTCCGGGGCTTCCTCCACCGGAGCGGCTGGTCGAGCGTGTCCCGGTGCACCGTGAGCGCGAACCCCGGGCCCGACGTGCGCTGGTCGCCGTCGTTCTGGTACTTCGCCTGGCCCATCCGCTTCAACCGGCCCGCCATCGTCAGCGCGTAGCAGTGGTCGCACCCAGGCGAGATCCGGTCGCAGCCCGTCGTCGGATTCCATGTCTCGTCGGTCCACTCGATGTCGCTCATCCTTCGACCGTCCTGTTCCACACGAGCGCCAAGATCGCCCCCGGCTCAGGGTTCGTGTCCCCCGCCATCAGGTCCCCGGCGACGGCGCCGAGGAGTTGTGACCAGGCGTCGGCGGGGGTGCGGCCGGGTTCGGTGAACCAGTCGAGGAACACGACCGGGTCACCGCCCAATGCCTGCCACAGTTCGAGCATCGCGATTTCGGCGACGCGGAACTTCGGGATCTGGGAGGCGAGGATGGTGGTCTTGCGGTGGAGGGCGACGTTCTCGTCGAGGACGTCGCGGAGTTCGTCGCGGAGGCTGTCGTTTTCGTCGTGGAGGGTTTGGTTGGCGGCCCACTGGTCGAGCCACGCGAGGAGGTGCTTCACGCGCCCAGCTCCCGCACCTGAGCGAACCAGGCGTCGACGGCGGCGCCGAGGTCCTCGTCGTCGCCGATGGTCCAGTGCAGGGCCGCCTTGTAGATCTCCTCCATGGGCGACATTGGCTGTGTGGATTCCACGACCGATGTCGCCTTCGCGCGCTCGCGCGCCTGATCGCAGATCGCGTCAGCGTCGAGCCCCCGCTCGTCCGCCCACTGCCACAACCACTCGCCGTACCCGTCACCGGCCACCGCGGCGAGCACGGTCCGGTCGGCGACCTCGTCGGCCTTCACCGGGTCGACCTCGCGCAACGTCGAGATGGCGAGGTACAGGTCGTGGCACCACATCACCCGGTAGACGTTCTGCATGTACCGGGCCATCGCCGCCTCGTCGCGCTCGTCGCCGTCCATCGGCGGGAGAAGGTCGAGGCCCGCTGCCGCGGCGGCGCACCCGTCCGAGGCGAGCCAGCGCAGCACCGCCTCCGCGCCCCACGGTCCGTTCTGGTTGTCCTCGCCGGGCCATGCCGCGCGCGGGTCGTTCTCGTCTCGCTTCATCCGTGCTCCAGTCCGTAACGGCGGAGCCAGAAAGCATCCGCCTCATCATCATTCGCAGGACACCCACCAGCCGCGACACACGCCGCGACCATCAGCTCCTTCGACGCGTTCCCCTTGCCCGTCGCGAACTGCTTCAACGCCGCCGGCGGCACCAGCACGAACGGGATCGCATGCCGGAACAACCACAGCTTCACGACCCCCGCCGCCTCACCCAGCCGGGCCAACGTGCCCGCGTGGGTGTGGAGCGCGTAGCCCTCGATCACGGCGAGCTCGGTCGCCGGGTGGATCTGCGCGGCGACACCGGTCTCGATCTCGTCGAGCCGTCGCGCAGGGTCCTTCGCGCCCGTCCGGGGCTTCACCGTGACCAGGCGGCCGTCCGTGCGCGCGATGCCACACGACCGGGTCGACAGATCCAGACCCACGACCCTCACGCCGCCCCCAACGCTGGCGGTGGGCCAGTGGTTGAGCGCGAGTTCGACCTTGGCGCCGGCCATCTCGGCGCCGAGCGATGACCCGCCGGCCCCGCAGAACATGTCGGTCACGGAGAGGGTCATCGGGTCTCTCGTTCCACGATCCGGGCGACCTGCTCAGCGTCCTCGATGCGACGTTCGCGTCGGGTCTGCCAGCCGTCGACGGCGATGAACACGCCGAGGAGGGCGAGCCCGCCGGCGAGCGCACCGTTGTTGTCGTAGGCGTCGAACGCGGCGATGGTGCAGCCGTAGGCGATGGCGATGAGCCCGACGATCAGACGCGGGGTCATCGGACGCCTCGCGCTTCGTCTCGCTCGGCCAGGGTCTGGCGGGCGTCACCGGCGACGACGGTGGTCCGCAGCCGCCCGCACGTGCACTTCGTGATGATCGTGGTCTGCCCGAACACGTACCGGTCGAGGTCGCTCGGGTGGATCCACTGGACCTCGAAGGTGCGCTTGACGGGCGGTGCGTGGACGCGTTGGGTTTCGGTGAACTGGTGGCAGTGGAAGATCATCGGAGGCCCCTTGCGCGCCGGTCGGCGTCGATCGATCGGGCGAGCCGTTCGGCTCCGGTCTCGGTGTCGTTCTGCCAGAGCGCGGCGGCGGCGCGTGGGCCTAGTTCGATGAGGTCGAGGCAGCGGGGTGCGGCGTGTCGGCCGGTGGTGTGGATCGGGTAGCCGTTCAGGAACCAGGTCACGACGGCACCCCCAGCGCGGCGCGCAGGTCAGCGGGGACGTCGCGCAGGCCCTGGTGTCCCTTGGCGGGGACCGGGTCGATGGCGCGCACGTTGTCGAGCAGCCACGCGAAGCGGCCCGGCGTGAAGTCACCGAACGGGAGCTCGTCGCTCATGTCCTCGTCCGCTTCGCCGTCCCAGAGCGTGAGTTCGCCCGGCGACCACTCCGTCTCGAGCCAGCGTCCGTCGTGCGCTCGGCCCAGTCCCGCCGGGCCCACCATCGGCACGACGTCTACGAGGTCCGCCACCGCCACCACAGCACCGAAGGGAACGGTCTTGGACCGGAACGGACGCTCCTGCTCGGTCGTGATCTGGCCAGACTTCAGGGCGATGCGCGCGAGGAACAGGAACTTCCCGGTGTGCTCATGCGCCGCCCCGGCGTGGATCGCGAACGGCCCGCGGTACGACGTCGACCATGACCGGGTCTCGATCGACTTGACGCCAAGCGCGATCAGCGACGCCCAAGGCTGGCGAACGGTGAGCATCTTCAGCGGCGCGGTCATCGGACGGTCCGTTCGACGCCGTCCATCAACCGCTCCCGCGGCCGCCACACCCGCATCGTCACCGCCAACCACCTGACCCTGTCGATGATCCGGTCCTCGACCCGAGCCGGCCACGGCCCCGACCGGAGGCCCTCGGCCTCGACCAGGTCCCGAGCGAACGCCTCAGGCGTGGTGCCTTCGACGTCGTCCGGGTCGATCAGGAACACGCGCGGGTAGTGCTCGTGGGGTGACACACCCACCGGGCGCGTCATGACTCGACCACGTTCTTCGAGATCAGTCGGTCAGCAAGCGCCGCCGCCCGCCTTTGCTCGGCGGTCTGCAGCGTCGGGCACTCGCACTTCGGTGCATCCGCTGGGTCGTCGAACGAGCCCAGGCAGTGGCTCACGTGGTTGGCTTCGATGTGGCCGCACTCAACGCATCGGGGCGCCGAGAACGTCCGGGTAGCGACCACCGTCGGCGTCATCAGCACGATCTCGAACTCGATCTCTTGCTCGCCGTACTCAACCTCCATCACGGCGTGCGACCAGTCGTCCGCGTGGTCGACGTTCACCCACGACCACTCGTCACCCATCGTCTCGCCGTCGGTGCGCCTCATCGCGTAGAAGGACTCGCTCACGACTCGACCTCCTCGGACAGCCACGCCACCAGGGCGTCCCGCAACGCACCCTCCGCCCCCACCACCGCCGCCTTCGACACCGGCGGATCCACCCCCAACTCCCCCGCCAACCGCTGCGCCTCACGAATCACCGCAGCCGTCCCACCACGCGCCTTGATCCGCGCCGACCACGTCACCTCATCCCACCCCACGGCCTCCTCCGGGAGATCAGGGACCGCCACCGGCGGATCCGGGACCTTCAACGACAGCTGCGGATCCACCGCGAAGTACCGCTCCTCGTCCGCCAACAGCACCTCGATCGACCCGTCCGCCTCCACGTTCACCGTCACCGGCTCCCCGCTGTCGATCGCCTCCGTCAGGAACCCCATCAGGGCGGTCACGACGTCGTTCGGCATGTCCTTCCCCGACCGGAACCGGCCCTCGGTCGCCGCGAAGTAGAAGTGGTGCCGCTCGTTCTCCGCGATCCCGGCCTCACCGCAACGCATCGCCAACGCCTGCGCCGGCGTGAACCGCGCACCCTCCTGGTCATCCTTCGGCGCCGCCTTCTTCGCAGCGCGCTTCGCCGGCACCGGGGGCGGGGCCTTGCCCTCCGCCATCGCGTCGAGGTCATCGACCTCCGCCATCGGGTCCGCCGCCTCCGTGCGCGTCACCGGCTCCGGCGGCTCCGCCGTCGACGTCGACTCGACGCGCTGCGCCTTCGGGGCCAGCTTCCGCGTCCGCCCCTTCGCTGGCGGCGGCGGCGCGTCGTGGTCGACCTCGACCACATCCAACGGGTCCTCGCTGTACCCGTCGCTCAACTCCTCGACGTTGTACGCCAACCCGAGCATCACCTCGGCCGCGACCAGCCGGCACACGCGACCCGACGCACGCGCGATCAGCATGTCCGTCGGGTGGTTCCGCCAGTTGTCCTTCCCCGCGAGCTTCGCCGTCTCCGCGTCCTGGATCGTCCACGTCACGTGCGTGACCCGGTCCGGTGGCCAGTCCGACCGGCGGCCCGCCATGACGCACTTCACGTTCGACGCCTCGACGAGCCAGATGTCGTGCCCGGCCTGCGTGACGAGCGCGCGTTGCAGCTTCGCGGACAGGGCCGGGGTGCCCTGGATCATCGCGATCTCGCGGAGCGCCGTCATCGGCTTCAGCCCGATCTCGGCGCCCATCATCACGCAGGCGAGGGCCTCGTCGGGCTTCCCTCGGTACGCCTGGGGCACGAAGTTGGTGCGGCAGAGCCGTTCGACGAGGGCGGCGGCGGGCTCGACGAGGGCGAGCGCGCTCGCGATGGGGGATTCGGGTACGGCGAGAGCGGTGGTCATGGTGCAGGGGTCTCCTCGATCGGAACGCAACGGTTGTGGAGCAGGCGCCCGAAGTAGCCGAGGAACTCCCGGCCGCAGCGCCCGCACGGGAACGTGGGAACGGGCGCGCCGTGCCGGTCTGAGCCGGCGGGCGCGGTGAGGTCGGGCAGACGGTCATCGGTCACCGTGACGGCGTCGCCATCGCTGTCACCGAGCGTGTGCGTGTAGGGCATCAGAACGGTTCCTCCATCCAGCGGCGAAGCGTCTCGGCCTCGGCGACGTGGGTACGGCGTGCGGAGTCGGCGGCCCAGCGCGCCGCCTCGTAGTAGGACTCGGCCAGGCGCTGCGCGAGCGAGGCGTCGCGGGCCGGGAACCCGAGCGGGTACTTCGTGGCCATGTCGGCCAGCCAGCGCGCCCGCTCCGACTCGACCGCGGCGATGAACTGGAGGCCCGCGGCGAACCCGTCGAGGAACTCCGCTGACCGTTCGTGTGGTGGGTACAGGAGCGGCATCAGAACGCCTCGTACGGCAGAGCCGGACCCGGCTCGAACACGTCCTTCGACCAGCCCTTGTCCTCTTCCTTCCACCCCGACCCGTGGAACTCCGCGACCCGCACCGTGTGCACGAACTGCGCGAACAACTTCGGCCGCAACGCATCCGCCACCGGATGCAACGTGTACGCGTCCGCCGACAGGTGGATCACGACCAGGCCATCGACCTTCGGCATCGGGTCGAGGTCACCGCCATCGGCGCCGAACACCCAGCCGTCCGCATCGGGCAGGCCACACACCTCCGCCTCGGAGTACGCGGTGAGCTGCAACGCGTCCTTCTCCCGCACCCCCGACCGGGCCGTCTTCAGGTCACCGAGCAGCAGAGCGACACGCTCCGGGTCATCCGGGAACCAGCCCCGCTGCCGGTACAGCAGGTCGAACTTCCCGAAGTACCAGCGGCTGAAGTTCGCGATCACGACCTCGGTGGCCACGATCTCCGGGGCCCAGTCCTCAACCCACCGGATGTACGAATCGACGTGCCCCTCGAGGAGCTCGGGAACCTCGACCTCCTCGCCCTTGGAGAGCCGCTCGGCGAGGTCGTGGACCTGGGAACCCCGGCCGCCCGCCTCATCACGGTCGCGGTCGGGGGCGTTCCGGATGTAGTCGTACGCGGCGTCGCGGGAGCGGTCGACGAGGGGCCGCCAGATGTCCTGCTCGTCGAGCGCGCAGTCGGCGGCCTTGTTCGCGGCCCACTTGACGAGCCCACCGGACGGGGACCCGTTGCCGAGGAGGGTGGTGACGCCACGGCCCGAGGCGGACGCCATCTTGCCGTCCTGGCCCAACACCTCGTACCAGTGGATCTCTTTGCCGTCTTTCATCCGCTTCGTGCGGAGGCGGAGCTTCGACTTCGGGGCGCCCTTGCTGGCGGCGCGCTTCGCGGGGCGCCTGCGGGGTGTGGTCGCGGTGGTCATGACTCGCCTCGGTTCCAGACGTGGTCGCAGTCGCCGCACGACCACACGGCGATGCGGTCGTTGACGACGTGGGCGGTGACGTTCGAGGGGGGCGCGTCGCACTCGGGGCAGAGCGCGTCCTTGACCCGGAAGTGGTTGATGCCCCAGCAGATGCGGTTGCCAGCGTTCGGCAGGCCGTCGGGGACGGTGACGGGCGTGCCGTCGGGGCGGTCGAACCAGAGCAGGAAGTCGTGCTCCTGCTCTTGGGCGATGACGTACTCCTGCCCGGCGATGAAGATGTACTCGCCGTCGGGGAGTCCCAGGTGAAGGGCGCCGACCACGTCGGTCTGGGTGCAGGTGACGGTGGCGCCGGGGACGTAGCGCGCGGCCTTGATGCTCGCGGCGGTCATGACGCCAGCCGTTCCAGCGCGAGCGTCGGCCGCCACGGCGACCCACGACGCGACACCTCCGGGTCAGCGTCGACCAGGGGCCGCGTGATCCCGAGGAGGCGTTCGTCGCCGTCCATCTCGATCGTGACCGCAACGACCTTCCCGACCTCGGCCTCGATCGTGACCTTCCGCCACGGCTCCCCGGTGTGCCCGAGGGCTTCCATGACCGCGAGCCCAAGCGTCTCGCCGCGCAGCACGCGCGGCCGGTCACCGTTGAGGGCCCGGCTGATGCGCTGGATCGCACCGGTGGCGTCCGCGAGTGTGACGGTGAGGGGTTGCAGCGCCGGCATCAGAACGGCTCCTCATCGCTCGTGGCCACGAGGAACGAGCGCAGATCAGCCGCCCACTCCGGCAGCGGGCGGTGCGCCTTCGCGTACCGGCGCTCGGTGTCCTCGACGGCCATCTCGATCGTGGTGCGCAGCGCCAAGACCTGACGGGCGAGACCGGCGGACTCGCGAGCGATCGCCGCCGACCGGTCCTGCTCGGTGCGCAGCGCCTCCTCGTAGTGGTGCGCCGCCTCGCTGCCGTGCTCGTGCACGCTCTCGACGTCGCGGAGCACGGCCTCGGTGACCATCGGCCCGAACAGGTCGAGGTGCCGGACCGTGCCGACGGCCTTCCGCCACGCCGTGTTCGCACCGTCCGCATGGGAACGGGCATGGTCGATCGGCCGCATCGGGCTGGCCGCCTGGTTCGTGCCGTTGTGGATGCTCATCGCTTCCGTCCCTTCGCGCCCTTGCCCCGCCCGGCCTCCAACTCCGCGACCGCCGCCGCGTTCTCCCGGGCCTCGACCTCAACCTCGAGCTGCCCCAACCGGGCCGCCTCGTCCGCCTCCTGCCACTCGTCCAGCAGCACCCCGTCGACGTCCCGGAACCGCAGCACCTGCTCCGACTCCTTCGACCCCGGCAACCGCATGAACCCGCCCACACACGCAAGCGACTGCCCGGACCCGGTCCAGTCGTCGGGCCACAGGCCCTTCGTCCCGTTCTTGAACTCCACCGTCACGGTGTCGCCGGCCGGGTCCAGGTCCAGGCCCCGCGCGTCCTCGACCAGCTGCCCCGCAGCGACCTGCGAGAGCCCCCACTCGCCACGGGCCTCGGCGAGCTCCGAGGCCGTCATCACGACCCCGTCCGCGTTCAGGAACGCCGTCGGCGCCTCCGTCTCATCGAACGGCAACTCGACCCGACCCAACGCCGCGTCCTCCGCCAACCGGTACGCCGTGCGCACCTCGCGGAGCAGCTCGTGGCCGCGGTCCTCGGCCAACGGGTAGAACTCGTCGACGTCGAGCGCGAGCACGAGCTCGTCCTTGCGGTTCAAGCTCATCTCACCCGACAGCACCTCGACGAGCAGCACCAGGCGCTCGCCGCGCTCCGGGAGTCGTGTCAGCCGGTCGGACTTGTGGGCCTTGAGCTTCGCGACGAGCTTCGTCGGGATGATCCCGGCGACGGACGGGAGCTGGTACAGCGGCTCAGGGTCGAGGTCGTCGTCGGCCTGTGCGGCGGTGTCGTCGGGGTCGACGCTGAGCGCGTACCCGGCCTCGTTGTCGGCCTCGACGGCGACAGCTTCGATCTCGGTGTCGGGGGTCAGGGTGTCGCTCATGCCGACACCCCCGCGCCCACAACGATCATCCGGTCCACGAGCTCGAGCGCGGAGGCCCTGAGTTCGACGACAGTCGGGCTCAGGGCGTCCCAAGCGGCGGCCCCAGCGGCGGCCCCAGCGGCGGCCCAAGCGGCGGCCCCAGCGGCGGCCCGAGCGGCGTCCCCAGCGGCGTCCCAAGCGGCGTCCCCAGCGGCGGCCCAAGCGGCGTCCCAAGCGGCGTCCCCAGCGGCGGCCCAAGCGGCGTCCCAAGCGGCGGCCCAAGCGGCGGCCCCAGCGGCGGCCCGAGCGGCGTCCCGAGCGGCGTACGCGTCGCGCTGCGCCGCCTTCAGTGCCGGCATGATCGATGGGCACGTCTCCGGTGTCAGCTCCACCATCGAGGCGAGGATGTCGGCCTGCTCGGTCAGCCCAGCGAGACGCAGCCACGCCGGGGCCTGCACCCGGACCAGCCAGTCCGTGCACATCCACGCCCGCACCGTCTCCGCCTCCGCGGTCGTACGAGTCCCCATCACCCCCGCAGAGATGACGGTGCCGTCCTCAGCGATGACGGGGATGAACCGCTTCAGGGTCTGCCGGTCGTCGTCACCGAGCGCGTCCTGCCATGTGCGGAGGAACGCTGCGATGACCGGGCTGGTGCACTGCGGGTGGTCGGACCACTCTTCGCCGGCGGCGACGGAGACCCATTCCATGACGCAGCCCTCGCCCTGATCGGGGTCGTGGGAGCCTCTGGCGAGGGTCAGGTGTTCGAGGTCAAGGGTTGGCATGGTGGGTCTCCGATCAGGGCGCGCCGAACACGACACGCCCGCTTCTGTGGGTGATGTGGATGCAGGGCGCCCGTCAGGCGTGCCCGACTGCTCCGGTCCCCGACGCGGAGTGCGGGGCGGGATCCGCTTCCGCGTCGGGGGCCGCAACAGCGGGCGAACCGAGAACACCGAGCCACGGCTCAGCGACAGGAAGGATCCGGCCAGCGCGCCCACCGAGCGCCGCCACCGCATCCGTCGCGGTCGCGTGCAGCGCGACCATCAACCGGTCGTCAACGACCAGGAACGCACCGACCCCAACCCGACACTCAGCCTGCAGGGCACGGAGCAGGTCAGCCTTGCCGTAGCGGACACCATGGTTGTGGCTGCTCGACTCGGCGAAGATCTCGACGGCACACCACACGGCCGCGGCGTCACGATCAGACCAGCGGCGACGGCCCCCCGTCCCCGGCGACCCCGCGCCATGGAGCGACGGGACGAGCGCCCCGATCCGAGCCCAGTAGTCGAGCTGCCGGAACGTCGCACCAGTCAGCGCGCGCACCTCCGGGGTGGACAGCGAGGCAGTGGGAACCGGGGTGACCGCGACGCTCATCGCAGCCCCCGCCCGTGCTCCACGGCGTCACGGCAGTACCCCTCCGCCTCCCACAGCAACTGGTCACGCTCAAGCTCCGCCACCACGGCCGCCATCGACTCCGAGAACGGCGCGTGCGGCACCACCTGATCTACGAACGGTGGGCGGGCGGCAGGCGGCTGCCCCTCCCCAGGGTCGGGCGCGTCGCCGCTACCCGCGCCTGCCGCCGCGCTCATGGACCGGTCGCTCACGACGCGGCCTCGGCTGTGGCCTTCTTGCCCTGCCACGCCTCGACGTCAGCGCGGTAGAACCGGCGGTGTCCGCCAGGGGTGCGGAACGAGGAGAGCTTGCCGGCGTCGGCCCACGCGGCAACGGTCTCCGGTGTCACCGCGAACATGGCGGCGACCTCTCCGGTGGTCAGGGGCTTTTCGTCCATGCGGACGTTTATAGGTTATTCCTAAGTTTCCGGTCAACCCCTAAGTTATCCCCAACACAGGGATATCCTTGTGGATTCCGGGGGATTCCGGTATTGTCGCCTCCATGAGCGACACCATGAGCACCACCACGGAGCCCCTCATCCCACTCGACCGCTTCGGCGTTCGGCTGGCGACGGTGCGGGCCGAGCTCGGGTTGACCGGACGTCGGAGCGGCTGGTCAGTTCGATCGTCGTGACGGCGACGGAGGAACCAGCTCGCCGGCGAGGGACGCATCGCCGGGCGCGCAAGGTGCCCGCCCCACCCCGGAGGGCGGGACGGGCACCGGGCACAGCCACGGGGGGATGGCTGCGAGCTACGGGGCGTCGGGGATCGGGTTCGGGGCGACGCACCGTTCGTTGATCGTGTCGAGCTCGACCGCGAGGGGCCGGAGTGCTTCGACCGCTTCGGCCTGCTCAGGTGACCGTGGCTCGGCGATGATCGCCCTCGTGACCGCCGCGTCGAACCGGGCGAACGTCACGTTCGCGCACGCCTGCTGCGCCTGGAACGCCTTCAACGCATCTACGGTGACCGCCCGGCGGTTCACCAGCGCCGCCGCGGCCTCCGTCGTCGTCTTCGACGCCGACGCCGAATCAGCGGACGCCCGAGCGTTGTCCGACTGCGAACCCGATCCCGACCGCCACGGCGAGGATCACGGCGCACACCGACATCACCACCGCGACCCGCTGCCCCGCGGGTCTCACGACTCGTCGTTCGTCGCCGTCCCATTCCGCAGCCGCCACACCAACTGCTCGAGGTCCCGGGTCCGGTCCCTCTCCGTCTCGTACCTCTGACGCCATTGCTCGGCCTCCTGTGCCTTGTCGTCACGGGCCCGGTAGGCCCGGGCGGCTTCCTTCTTCGCTTCGACCTCGTCCGCCCGCGCGTCCTTGATCTGCTGCTGCGCGGCGGCACTGATCTGGTTGGCGCCGGACCGGTCCAACATGACCTTCATGAACGTGCCGACGAACCCGACGAACACGATCACCGCACCCAACGTGGTGACGGTCGCGGCGGTACCGTCGCCGGATGCGGCGGCGTCCGCCGCGCCGAAGATCCACATGGGTTCACCCCTTCCGGGAGCCGGCCTTGATCGCGTCGTGCCACGGGCCGACGCTACGGACCCAGAAGAACCCGATGCCGAGCGCAAGGAGCGTGTAGGCGATGACGCCGATGAGGAGGCGGGGGCCGAGCACGTCGCCGTTGAGCCAGCGGGCGCCGACGCCGATGGGGCGGGCGATGTACGCGGAGAACGAGGCGACGCCGGCCCAGAGGTAGAGGCGGTCGCGGGTGGGTTCGGTGGCGAACGCGAAGAGGGCGATGGCGGCGGCGAGGGAGAGGATGGGCCAGGCGAGAGGGAGGAACGGTTCGTCGTCGAGGAGGAGGGCCCAGAGGGCGGCTTGGAGGAAGAAGACCGCGGACAGCGCGTAGAGCCCGCAACGGCGCCAGGTGTTCCGTGCCCTCGCGATCGGGGACATCAGCAGGCCACCCACTCGTGGCCCTCGTTCAGGTAGCCGTGCCAGTACTCGCCCTCGGGGTCCTGTCGGCCGCAGGCGATCGACGCCCGGATCTCGACTGAGCCGTCGGTGCACTCGCGGAACGTCCACGGCGGTTCGCTGACACCGTGCAGGCCACTGCCGCGGGTCGGGCGGTCGTACTTCGTGGCGCCCTCGTGGATCGGCAGCAGGAACCACACCTGGCGGCGGCGTTCGCCGTCCGTACCGATGACCCAGTCGAGGCAGTAGTCGCCAGCCTGCTCGATGTCGTCGAACGAATCCACTCGCCGGCCGATCATGATCAGGCGGCCGTGAGGGCGAACGGGGCCTCGGGCAGCGCCGACAGCGCCGCGTCCTGCACGCCCCGGTTGTCGAACCCCTGCCGCTGGAGCAGCTCGAGCCGCTGGTTCGTCTCGCCTTCGGTGGCGCCGCCGGGCACGTGGTAGCGGACACCGTTCACGACGATGTACACCTTGCCCTCGGCCTGGAACGTGCCCATCCACAGGCCGTCGTCCGTCGGCGGGGCCTTCGCGGCGTTGACCGCTGCGATGATGCGGTCGGCCTGGGCCTGGAGATCCTGCTGCAGTTCGGCGCGAGTGGCCATGATGTCTTCCTCCGGTGGTTGCGGGATCGATGAGGTGCTGGCGGATCCCCCGAGCGCCGCCGCGAGCCAGTCGTCTTTGCCCTGGTTCATGTCGACGTTCCCCGAGATGCCCGGGATCCGACCTGTTGAGCCCCACTGCCACACGGACCAGGTCGGCCACGGCGGGCAGTCGATGGGCTGCGGCGTGTAGGCGGCGAGCCACAGCGGGTATCGCGTGAACGCTGGGCGGCGGGTGAACGCCACGTAGGCCCCGGTGTAGAGCATCGGGATACGGCCGCAGGCGCGCTCCAGGGTGGACTGGAACGTGAGCGCCCAGTCGGCGCAGGCGTCGCGCGCCGGAACCGAGGTCGGCTCGAGGTCGAGCACGGGCGGCAGCGGCGACGCGCCCGCGGTGCGCCACAGGTGCGCGGCTTGCGAGGACGGGTCGGAGCCGATCTGCGCGAAGTGGTACGGGCCCCACGGGATCCCGAGCCGGTTGCACTCGGCGCGGTTGCGCTGGAACGACGGGTCGACGAACCCGGTGCCCTCGGTGGCCTTCAAGAACACGAAGTCGACGTGGGGGCGGACCTGTTGCCAGTCGATGGTGCCCTGCCACTGCGAGACGTCGATGCCCCTCTTCATGGCCGGACCTCGTCCTCGAGCTCGGCGAGGGGCTGACGGTCGGCGTGCCACTGGACGGCGACGGCCTCGAGGTCGGTCGGGCCGAACGCCTCGGTGCCGAAGCCGCGCCAGTTCTTGCCGGGCACGGGGTAGGCCTCGCCGGTGACTTCGTGCACGTCGCCGTCTTCGTCGTCGATGATGAAGACGGGCTGCACGATCACCTTGAGGAGTCGGGCTTTGGGTGTGGTCATGGGGTCCCCCTGGGGTGGCGGATTCTGTTCAGTATCGGACGCTGGTCAGGCTGGTCGGGTCAGCGGGTACGTCTTGAACGTCGTCGTCATGTCCGTGCGCTCGACGCCCGAGTTATCGAAGATGCCCCACTGATTCGAGGCGGTCGCAGACTGGTCGGCGAGAGCCCACGCAAACGTCCCGTTACACAGGGCGCGGCTGTTGGCGCCGGCACCGGCGACGTAGCGCGACGTCCGGGCCGCCGATGACGCCGCCTGATTCTGGCCAAGCTCTCCGATGATGAACCGCTTGTTCACCGTCAAGAACTGGGCGGGCACCGTGTCGCTGTACAGGTGGAAGTCGTAGAAGTCGGCGTAGGACGCTATGGGCGTCGGGTCGAGGGTCGGGTCGGCCTGCGAGAACGTGCACGCCAGCGCCGGGTTCGCCGCCTTGATCGCCGTGTACCAGGAGCCCGTCGTGGCGAGGAACGTGGCGACGCTGATGCTGTTCTGGGTCGACCAGTAGTCATACTCCTGCACGATGTCGAACCCGATGATGTTGGGCTGGCCGACAAGCGCCGTGGCGTGCGCCACCAGTTCGTCCTTCGTGGCGGTCGTGAGCGTCGTCGCGTAATCGCCGGCACCGCACGGGTAGTAACGCAGGTTCTGTGAGATGCAGTAATCGAGGACGGCCTGCTGCCGCGCCAGGTAGGTGGAGCGGGTGTAGTCGCCCGCCACGACACCGTTGACGGCGCCGATGATGCGGATGGCGTTGCAGCCGATGGACTTGGCCCGGTCGATCTGGTCGGTGATCCATGTCAGGTCGTAGTGCGCGCCCCAGAAGTCCCTCCACGACGTGTGCGTGGATTTTATCGTGACGTTCCCGCCGCGCCACTTCATGACGACCGCCGCGGTGGCCGTCGCGGCTCTGGGGGCGTTCGAGATGGCGCCGCGACGGGTCACGAGACCGCAATCCCGTACTTGTTCCCGAGGTAGTTCTCGACGGCTTGCAGTTGGTTGGCGGTCAGCACGGCGTCGTACTTGATGATCTCGGCGATATCACCGAGGAACGTGCTGCCGCCGCCACCGGGGTCTTTGCCGAGCACCGTAGACATGCTGGTGAACGTCTGATTGCCCGTGCCCGACCCGTCTGCCACTCCCGCCTTGTAGAACGCGAAGCCGCCCGAAGACGAATAGGTGAGTTCGATGATGCATGCAGCAGCGGCAGTCAGGGCGGTGGTCGAGTCCCCGATGACCGCGGTGCCGGACTTGAGCGCTTCCTGCTTGCCGCCGGTGGTGATGACGGTGCTCATGCCGCCGGCCGAGGGGGCTCCGACGATGGCGCGACCCGCAGCGAACGAAGTCGGTTTGCACACAGCGAACAGGGTGAACGGCTTTGTCGAGGCCGACGCGGCGCTGACGAGGTTGTCGTCGGTGCCATCCCAGCGGAGCACGGACACGCCGTTGATGCCGTTCGCTCCCGTCTTGAGTGTCGGCCGGTAGCCAGCCGTCGCCGTGGTCGCATGGTTCGCGCCGACGCTTGAGTCGTCCCACGCCGCTACCGGGTCGCCGTCCGCGACCGCCGGGGTTGTTCGTCCCGAGTCCTGCCAGTACGTGCTGCCACCCTTGAACCAGAACACGAGACCGCTGAGCGTGTCGGGGGCGAACGCGACGAGATCCCCGGCGACATGCCATACGTCGGTCGAGCGTTGACGGAGCACGAACGAGGCGTACTGCCCGGCCGAGGTGAACTTGCCGCCGCGGCTCTGGACCTGGACCCCGGATGCGTTGACGACGTTGACGGCAGAGGTGGCGCCGCAGTCGAGGACTTCGAGGGTTTGGCCGACAGGGAACGCAACCGTGGCGTTCGTCGGAATGGTGAGGTCGCCGTTCGTGATCTCGATGACCTTGCCGATGTCGGTCAGCGCAGCCGTGTGGTCCCCGGTGAACGTCGTCGCGGTCGGGGCCAGCGGGACATAAGTGCCAGAACCGGTCTGCACCCACGTGCCCGGGGTGCCGCCCACGGTGCAGTGCCAGAAGGTTCCGTCGACGCCCGGCACGATGTCCCCCGCGACCCACGTCCCCGTGGTCGGAGCACCCGACGCGGTGCCCCGGAAGTAGCGCGCGGCGACGGTCGCGCCCGTGGTCGACGCCGGCGCCAGGTCCTTGCCGATGATCTCACCGGCCGCGGTGATCGACGCCCAGCGCAGGGCCCCGGTGCCGAGCGCCCGCGTGTTGTCCGACGCCGGCGCGAAGTCCGCCCCCACGATGACCCGGTCCGACGAGTCGACGGCCAAGCCGACGATGTCCGAGCTGTTGGCGTTGTTCCGGAAGTTGATCTGCGACCCGTTCGGCAACCGGATCTGACCGGACGCCGCCGGGTTGTTGCCGCCCGCGGTGACGATGACCCCCAGGATGTTCGCCCACCGCAGCGCCGCTCCGCCGAGGTTCCGGAAGCTGTCCGACGATGGCACCAGGTCGGCGCCGATCGACAGCTGATCGGACGCGTTCACGGTGAGCGCCGTAACGTTCCCGGAGTTCGCGGCGTTGCGCCACACGACCGAGGTCGCGTTCGGCAGCCGCAGCGCACCCGCGCTCGCCGGGTTGTTCCCGCCGAACGTCCCGATGATCGACAGGACGTTCGCCCACCGGACCGTGCTCGAGCCGAGGTTCCGGAAGCTGTCGGAGCTGCCGACGAGGTCGGATCCGATCTGGACCTGATCCGACGCGTTCGACGAGAACCCGCCGATGTCCCCGGAGTCCGCGGCGTTGCGCCAGTTGATCTGGCCGAGCGACGGGAGCCGCACCTGCCCGGACGACGCCCACGGTGTCGCCCCGGCGCGCACCGCGGTCGTGCCCGTGAGCACGGTCCCGGTCATCGTGGTGCCGGTCAGGGCCCCGACGAGCGTGCCGCCAGCCAACGCGAGGTACGTGCTGGAGAGGACGACGACGCCGGTCTGGCCGTCCACGGAGGAGACGGCGCCGCCGCCGCTGGTGTCCACGGCGCCGACCTGGCCGTCGACGCTGGTGACGATGGCGCCGATGCCGGCGCCGTTGACGGACTGGATGTTGTCACCCGGCATCGGGCTCTCCGTTCTCCAACAGGGCCCGGATCTCGGCCTGCAGCGGCGTGTCGTCGGCCGGGTCGGCGTTGTGATCGATCACGATCACCTCCGGCGGCGGGGCCGGCACGTGGACCGGGGCCGGGTCGAGGCCGAGCTCCACGGCGACGAGGATCCCGTCGAGCTTCACGATCGTGTCGAACAGGATCGACACCTCACCGGCCCCGAGCGCCGCACCGAGCACGAACGCCCGGTCGAGCGTCTCACCCTCGAGCACGGTCCCCGCCGCGCCGATGGCCATGATCAGGTCCCAGCCCGCATCGGTGACGGTGAGCTCGTCACCGTCGATCGACAGGGTGCCGTCGAAGACGCGTTCGGTGCACCAGCGCACCTGGTCGGGGGTCATGCGGCACGCTCCAGTTCGGTGAGGTTCTGCACGATCGGCTGCGCCACCCAGAGCTTCCCGGCGACCCCGTTCGGCGCGACCGACATCCGGAAGATCGACTGCGTCACCGACGGGATCTGCGCCGACGTGCACACCAGGGTCAGATCCATGTTCCCGGCGAGCTGGTTCGCGAGGTCGAGGTTGAAGGTGCCGGTCAGGAACTGCACCGTCGCCAGGAACCCGGCCACCACGCCGGTGGTCTTCACCCGGGCCGCCACGTACAGGGTGTCGCCGATCGTGAACGTCGCGCACGTCTGGCCCAGCGACGTCGACCCGCCCGCCCCGGTTGTGGCGGTGAGGGTCGCCCACTTCCCGATGATCCCCTCGCCCGCCGCCGGCGCCTCGATCCCCGGGACCGTGTTCGTCGTGAAGAACTGGGTGAGCGTCCACCCGTCCGGCACCGTCCCGCCGCCGCCGGCTGTGCCGGTGAGGAAGCAGGCGTGGGCGAGCTCGTTCGTCGACGACTGATCCATCGGCGCGAGCGGGGTGCGGGCCAGGCGGAGCGACAGCACGCTCATGTAGGTGTGCACGGCGTCCGCGTACAGCTGGTGGCCGAGGTCGGACAGGTGGAGGCCGTCGGAGGTCCACGACGAGTCGGCGTAGGCGCCGTCGCCGCCGGCGAACAGCTGCCACATCGGGAGCAGGTGGAACGGCCGGGACGACAGGCGGGCCAGGTAGCGGAGCTCGTCGTTGATCCCCACCACCGTGTCGGTGAACGTCGACCGGGGCAGGAGCTCGTGCAGGAACGGCTCGATCCCGACAGCGCGGAGCCGGGTCCCGATCCCGATGATGCCCTCGGCCACCTCGAGCTTCGTCAGGGTGCCGCCGCTGTCGTTGGTGCCGACGGCGACCTGGACCATGTCGGGGCCCCAGTCGATCACCGCTGTTTCGAGGCGGCCGTGGACGCCCCAGCCGACCTCGTCGCCGGCGTTGTGGGCGTTGGAGAGCGCCGACGTGAACTTCACCGAGTAGGTCGGGTAGCCGTCCGCGTCGTCGCCGAGGCTCGTGACCGTCTGGATCAGCTTCGCGTCGTTGTTGAGCGCGACCCCGCCGACGTACACGGCGATGCCCGTGTTGTACGGCCGGTTGCCGTGGATGACCCGCAACGTGATCGTGTCGGCGCCCGCGGCGACGTCCGCGGTGAGCTCGGCCAGGCCGCCGACGATGTCGCCACCGATGCCAGCGTTGCGCACCTTGTAGTACCGGTCCGGGTGCTGGCCGCAGAGCCGTGAGAACCAGCCGCCCACGGCCTGCCGGGAGTCTCCGGTGTTGCCGCTGCTGGACAGCGTCGAGCCGGTGCCCGCGACGATCGAGTCCCCGATCGCGATGTCGCGGGCGCCGGTGGGGAGCGGGCGGCGCGGGCCTGTGATCGTCGCGGCGTCGATCGCCGCGACCGCGGTCAGGTAGGTGACCGAGTTCTGGATCGTCACGAGGGTCGACCCCGCCGACTCGGTGTTCGTGCCGCGCCGCTCCAGCCGGAACGGGGCGACGATCTCCAGCTCGATGTCGGTGTCGTGGCGGAACGTCGCGAACCCGTCCCAGGACTCGGCGCCCCTCGCGGGGATCGCCACGTCGAGCCACATCGTCGGGGTCCACGTGAAGGTGACGCTGTTCGCGAACGAGTCGGTGGACACCGTCGGGGTGATCACCGTGGTGCCCGCGGGCGCGGACTCCTTCTCGCAGATGCACAGCGACCAGTCCGCGGCGTCGCCGACGAGCCCCGCGGTGTCCTCGTCGAGGACGAACGTGTGCGACCAGTTCCGCGTCGGGTTGGCCAGGATCTCCATCCCGGCCGCGCGCTGGTCATCGACGATCGTGGTCACTCGGCTTCTCCCCGATCGATCGCGTCACGGATCGCCTTCGCGAGGTTGTCGACGTCCACGACCTGGCCGGAGACCACGATGTTGATGTCCGCGGCAGCGACCGGTGCGAGCGCCTCACGGATCTCGTCGACCGACTTCGGGGAGAACACTCCGAACCGGACGAGCACGCCGACCACGAGCGGCAGGCCGGCCACCACGGCGACCACGTAGTTGACCTGGCCGTCCACGGTGGCCTGAGCGACGGCGGTCGTGGCAGCCGTCAGGAGCCCGACGGCGAGGCCGATGATCACGGCCGGTTCCTTCTTCATGAGCGCGTTCATCAGGCCCTCCTCAGGGTCGTCATCCGCTTGCGGCTGGTCAGATCAGGCGGCGGGCTCGAGCGCGAGGGACACGTCCCACGCCACGCCAGCGGTCCACGATTCGGTGATGCCGATGATCCGTTCCTCGGCATCGATCAGTTCGGTCACGTTGTCCGGGGTCGCCTGCCGGATCCCGACCCGCTTGTCGAGCTCGAGGACGTCGAGCACGAACGTCGCCAGGTCGTCGTGGCCCCAGACGCTGAACGACACGTTCCCGAACTCGGTGGGTGGATCCTTGTGGGCCAGCATGTAGGCCTCGGCCATGTCGACGATGTCGTCGGTGAAGATCAGGCGCTCGCCGGAGCCCCACGACTTCGCGTGCACGCCGTAGCGTTGCTGGCTCAGGACGTCGAAGAAGTAGCAGATCCCCTCGACCCGGACGTCGTTCACGAGGTGATCCACCCGGGTCGGGAACCGCTCCGGCTTCGACCGGATCACGACCGGCGGGCCCGCCGCCGCCGGGTCGTCCGTGATCAGAGCGTGGACCGTGTCGTAGTCGTCGGCGTCGCTGCTCACGTACAGGCCGTCACGGATCCGCAGCGTGCCGTCCGACAGCATGTACGAGGCGCCCAGGTTGGCGTTCGCGAGCGACTTCACGGCGGCCTCGAGCGTCGCCGACGGTGGGTACTCCTCGTAGTAGGCCCCCGGGGTCTGCATCGTGAGGTCCAAGGTGGGCATGTCGTCGACCAGGGCGTAGGACCCGAGCGCCGCGACCCGGTCAGTGGTGTCCTCGAGGACCTGGTGGCCGAACAGGTCGGTACCGTTCACCCACTCGTACGAGAAGTCGGGGAACGCCATCGAGGTCGTGCCGTCCTGGCAGACCGGCCAGGTGTCCCAGTAGCAGAAGTCGGAGATCTGGGTGTCTCCGTCGGCGTTGAGGTTGACCACACCGCCGCCGCTCGCCGCGTTGGGGGTGATCGAGGTGTTCGCCCAGCCGAGATCGGAGCCGATCGCCATGACGCGCAGCCCGCCAGTGGAGACGACCCGGAGAGCGATCAGGTGCGGGGAGTCGTCGCAGTGGTCCGCGGTGATCGTCGCGTTGTACGGCGTGCCCGACACGGTCACCGTGGCCACGATCTGGCCGCCGGCGTCGGTCCCGATGAACCACTCGTTCGAACCGCCGACGGTCCCCACGTACTGCAGGCCCTTCGCTCCGGCCGGGGCCTTCATCCAGAAGCAGCACATCCACGTGCCGGTCGACGAGATGAGCTCGAGTGGGTTGGCCTGCATCCCGGCGAACGTCCCGAGGAAGCTCGTGTACTTCATCGAGGGCCCGTTGCCGCCGGTCACGATCGACGAGGCCCGGGAGATCTGACCGTCCGGGTAGTCCGTGTCGTTGTACACGAGGTCGCCGTAGACGCCGGTCCACCGCTGCCCCATGTTGTAGGCCCGGTGGTCCTTCACCGTGCCGTCGTTCGCGACGTCGACGCTCATGTCGCCCCGGATGTACAGGTGGGGGCGCTCGCGGGTGACCCAGGACTCCCACCGCGACTGCGGCAGTGCCTGCGACGCCGCCCACCCCATCCAGTCCGACAACGGCACCGTCACCGTCGCGGCCCACCGGTCACCGCCCGGGTTCCAGCCGTCGACCGTGTACCACGGCCCCTTGTACTTCGTGGTCCCGTTGCGCACGAACTTCAACCGGACCGGCGTCGACGGCAACCCATCCGGGCTCTCGATCACCGACCCTGTGATCAGCTGGTCGAGCTGGAAGTCGGCGTTGTCGAGCACGATCGTCGCGGTCCCGTTCGTGAACTCGCTCAGCGTGTCCTGCTTCCCCCGGGAGATCGTGTAGGAGAGCACCGGGGAGAGATCCACCCAGTCGCCCGAGGATGGCACTGAGCGCGGATGGAACCCCGGAGCGACCTGCGCGGTCACGGTCGGCGGTGCCCAGCTCATGCCGCCACCAACGCGGCCCAGATCGCCGGGTTCGTCCGCTTGAACTGCAACAGCGCGTCGACCACCACGGCGCCGACGTCGCGGCCCAGCATGGATCCGGCGACGTTCACGTTCAGATTGAGGCCACCGCCGCCGCCCCGGCCGCCGCCGGACGCGACCGCGGCCCGGAGCGCGGCGTTCAGCTTGTCCTCCGGGAGCACGAACTCGCCCTGGCCGGCCTCCGCGCCGATCGCCATCGTCGAGCCGCCCACGCGCGCCGGGTAGTACGCCCCCTTCGCGTGCTGGGGGACCATCTGGATCGTTGAACCGATCGTCAGGCCGCCGCCCCGGTAGCGGGCCAGGAGCGCGTCGAGGCGCTGCTCCGCTCGGGTCGTGTCGGCCGTGACGTTCGTGCTCACGTCCTTCGGGATCTGCCCGGCCTTGATCGCGACATCGAGGAACTTCTGGGCGACGGCATCCGCCTGCGACCGGGTCATGAGCCCCGACGCCACCCACCGGTCGAGCATGTCGCGGGCCTGGTCGAGGGGCACAGTGCCGGCGGTGATCCCGTCGGACAGCTTCCGCTGCGCCATCTCGAGGTCGAGGGCACTGCGCGCGGTCGACACGTCAGCCTCGCTCTTCTTCCGCTGCGCCTCGGTGAGCTTGTCCCACGCCGCCTTCGCCTGGTTGCTGTTCGTGCCCCAGATCGCGGCCTGCTGGTTGTAGTCCTTCTGCGCGTTCGCGACGTCGTTCGTTGCCTGGTGGGCCGCCTTCTGAGCGTCCTCGTTCTTCCGGGTCGCGTTCTCCGCGGCGAACAAGGGCTCGACCGCGGCGCGCAGCGTGTTGATCTGGTCATCGATCGCCATCGTCGTGCCCTCGGTGGCGTCCTTCAGCGCCTTCTGCGCCTCCGCCTCCGCGTGCTGCTTCTCGACCGCGTTCGTCGCCACGTCGAGCGAGACCCGGTGCTCGTTCGCGTAGAGCTTGATCTCGTTCTGCAGCCGCGCCGCCGCGTCGGCCGAGCTCGCCAGACGCTTCTGGTACTCGACCATCTCCCAGGCGTCATCCTGGTCCCACGGCGCCTTCATCGACTTCGCTGTGTCACCCAGGCTCTGCACCTGGTCACGGGTCGTCTTCAGCCGGTCGCCGAGCTGGTCGAACGTCGTCGACGTCGTCAGCTTCTTGTTGTAGATCGCCTCGAGGTCGTCGGCGTGCTTCCCGGCCTCCTTCATGCGGGCGTTCCAGATCTCGTACGCCGCGATCGCGCCGCCCACCGCGACCGCGCTCGCGCCGATCTTCCCCGACAGCGACCCGACCGAACCGCCAGCGGCGGCCGACGCCGCGTCCATCTCACGGACCTTTGTCACGATCGGGGCCACGACCCCGACGACCTTCGACCCCGCCGCGACGATCCCGAGCAGACCCCCGCCCACGAGCGCGAGTGGCGCGATCATCTCGACCAGCGGGCCCGGGATCTTCGCCGCCGCCGAGGTCAGCGAGGTGAGCAACGGGAGCACGTTCCGGCCGACCGTGATCCCGAGGCCCTCCATCGCCGCGTCGAGGTCACGGTGGGCCTGCTTGCTCTCCTTCACGGCCTTCAGGTCGTCGCCGGAGAGCACGAGGCCGGCGGCCTGCGCCTTCTCCATGAGCTGCTGGAGGCCATCAGCTCCGCGGTTCAGGAACGGGATCATCTCGGCGCCAGAGCGCCCGAAGAGCTTCATCGCCTCGGCGGTCTTCTCGGCGCCGTTGGGCATGCCCTTGAACTTCTCGGCGACCATGAGCAGGACCTGGTCCATGGGCTTCACGTGGCCCTCGGCGTCCTTGGCCGCGATGCCGAAGTCCTTCATCGGGTCCTTCGACGCAGCGAGGTTCTTCGACGCCAGGCCCATCGATTTCGCAAGGGTGTCGACGTCGGTCCCGGTCTGCTGCGCCGCGAACCGGAGCTTGCTCATGTCCTCCGCGGTACCGCCCGTGTACCGCTGGAGCTTCATGACCTCGCCGCCGACGTTCTCGAACGTGCCAGCGGCCTTGAGCGCGAGCGCGGTCGCGGCGACCCCGATCCCGACCATCGCGTTCGTGGCGGTCTTCCCGAGGTTGTTGGTCTGCTTCTCGCTCTTCTCCGCGGCGGCGCCGAGGTCGGACACGACCTTCGATCCGCCCTTGTCCTTGCCGACGACGACGAGCTCGAGGATCTGCGATGCGTTGGAACCCATGGGTCACCCCCCCTCGGCTGGCTCGGCTGGCTCGGTCACGATCTTCAGGTACGTCCACCCGATCGGTGGTAGCTGGTCGATCAGGCCCGCGTACGCCGCCATCTCCGGCGGCGGGATGTCGACCAGGTCGCGTCGCTCACCCGGGAACCAGTGCCGCATGACGGGCAGCAGCGGCCGGAGGCGACGCGTCAGGCTTCCGGGGAATCAGCGTCCTCGGCCTTCGTCACGCCGGCGCGCGCCCCGAAGTCGTCGCCGTACTTCACACCGGTCTCGACCTGGTCGAGCGTGAGGTTCGGTTCCCCGTTCTGCATCCGAGCCATCCAGCACACGACGGCCCACGAGTCGAGCTCGGTCCCGCCGGTCTCGATGACGTCCCGGATCCAGAACCCGCGGCTCTGCCCGGTCACCTGCCGCACCAGGCGCGCCTGCGGGGCGGTGACCTCCTCGAGCCGGAACGGCCACTGCTGCTCGCCGAGGAACACCCACCAGTCCGGGTGATCGTCGACCTCGGCCGCCGGCGAGGGCGTGGCCGCTGGCCCCGTCACCCCGTCGTCGACTGTGCCTGGCTCCGGTGCAAGTCCCATCAGATTCCCCCTGTTTCGCTGAACGATTCCGCCCAGAACTCCTCAACCGCGTGCCCGTAGTCGGCGAGCATCCCCGGCAACTCCTGACGGATCGCCGGGTTCAGGGCGTACGGGCCGCCCTCACCGCCCGGCACCCAGCCGGTACCCACCCAGTCCGGGAACTGCGGGTAGGCCTTCGCGCCAAGGAACGCCCCCAACGCCTCCGGGTGCGCACCCCTCGACGAGACCACGACCTTCACCGCGCCCGCCGACCGCGACGCCTTGATCGCGTCCGCGGCGTGCGCCTCGACACCACCATCCGCGCGGGCCAGCGACTGGCCGGTCTTCGCGATCCGGTCGGCGCCCTTCTGGTTGACCTTCGCGAACTCCTTCGCGAGCGCCTTGTCCGCCTTCCGGAGGTTGCGCGCGACGTCCTTCAGCGGCGGGTTCGTGTCGACCCCGACGGACGACGACGGCATCAGGCCGCCGCGTCGCTGTTCACCGCGACGATCGTGCACGCCGCCGCGTCGGTCGACCCGACACAGCGGTACGACAGCGGCTGCTCGATGATCTCCGGGCCGTTCTCCTTCGGCGGGTCTCCGTCGAAGATCACGTTCTTCGTGATCGTGATCGAGTTCGACCCGACCGTGAACGTCGACACCAGCGCCGCCTGCGTCCCGTTCACGAACCGCTCGTAGGCGGTGTTGTTCGCGAACTCGGGGACACACGACCCGCCGATCTTACGGCGGCCGGCCTCGAGCTGCTCCGAGATGTACGGCGTCCCACAGAACCGGCGCTCGGTGTTCAGCATGTTCTCGACGGTAAACTTGCCCTCCTTCACCGGCACCGCGGTGCCCGCGATCGTGAGGGTCGAGTCCCGGAACCGGACCGGGATCAGCGACGACGCGTACGACACGGAGGCGAGCGCCATCCCGATCGTGATCGTGACGCCCGTCGCGGTCGCGGTCGTGGCTGCCGACAGCACCACCGTCGTCGCGCTGGTCCGCGACAGGATCGTGGTCCCCGCGGCGATGCCCGTCCCCGACACCGGCTTCCCGACGTCGTCCTGGGTGAACACCGCGGTCGCCGACACGAGCGACGTGTCCGTGTTCGTGACGCCGTCCGCGACGGTCCGGTGCCGGATCTCCCACTTGCCGGTCATGTCGAGGCCAGCCGTGACGATCTCGCCCTCCTTCCAGGCGAGCTCCAGCTTCGAGATCTTCGCGCCGGCGGTCGTGTAGGGCCGCACCGTCCCGTCGGTCACGTCCGGGAGGCCCCGCTGCACCGTGAGACTGAGGCCGGTCAGATCACCCGGCGTGATGGTGTGCGTGTAGGGCGGGCCCGCCGACACGCTGTAGCCACCGAGCGCGTGCTTCAGGAGCAGCGTCATCGAGTGGTCGTACAGCTGGTGCTTCACAGTGCCCGCGACCGTCACCCGCCCCTGGACCATCTGGTCGCCGTGCGCGACACGGCGGCCCGCGTAGATCCCGTCGTCCTCCATCCAGTCGACGGTCTGCCCGAGCGTGACCCCCGGCAACGCCGGCAGGAACCGCGTCGGTGGCTTCGCAACGCCCCACGTGTCCTCGGCGATGTAGCCGATCGAGCCGTTCATTCCGGACTTCAGTGCCATCGGTCCTCCTCGGACGCGCGACGGCCGCCCACCAGGGGCGGCCGCAGATTGAACTTCGGGGTCGGCGCGCGACGGCGCCGGGAACTACTCGTCGGGGTCGACGTCGACGAGCGCCGCGACCACCTCGGCCTCGGCCTCCGCCAGGGCTTCGATGATCTCGGCCTTCGTGGCCGAGCTCGGGACTTCGACCTTGCGCTCGTCGGCCAGCTCGAACAGCTCGCCCTTCGTCTTCAGCATCAGCTCGTCCGCGTCGACGTCACCCGCGAGCTCGTAGTTGTCCGGCTGCTCGAGCAGGCTGGCCAGGATCTCCGGGTCGGTCACCCGGAACGGTTCCCCGCGCGCGACCTCGATGTCGAGCACGGGGATCCCGACCCCTTCGAACGGCCCCACGTAGCGCAGCACATCATCCATCGGCTTCCCCTTCACTCGATCCTGGTCTTGCACAGCACGTCGATCTCGCCGCGCGCCTCGTAGTGGCCACCGGTCGCGCTCGGCGTCGAGTACGGCCCGGACTTGTTGCCCGTCGTGATCTCGCCCAGGCCGTCGACCTGGTCCTGCAGGTGGCAGCCGTCGCCCACGACGTAGCCCACCGCGTTCATGTACCGCTCGCACCGCTCCATCAGGTCGAGGCGTTCGGTGTCCGGGGCCGCCGACCGGAACCGCAACGTGATCGTGAAGTCGTCCTCGCGTTCGTGCCGGCTCGTCATCGTCGTCGGCCACGACTCGCCGCCCTCGATCGACCACACCCACATCAGCTCGTCCGCCCAGTTCGGCGCGAGCCCGGGCCAGCCCTCGCAGATCGTGACGCCCCGCATGTCACGGTGCGCGCCGACCTGCTTCAGGAGCTCGCGCAGCGTCGGGATCCGGATCGATGTCTTCGCGCCACCCATCAGCGCAGACCCCGGAACAGCGAGCCCTGCGGCGGGTAGGACACGGTGCGCCCGTACGGCGTGGGGTGCGCGCCGTCCGCGCCTGCTGTCGTGCGCAGCGACCGGCGCCGGTACACGGCGTCGACGAGCTTGTTCCCGGTCTCGAACTCCGACGGCTTGTCGAACTGCACCGTCATGTCCGGGCCGTTCATCGACGACGCGTTGCCGGGCAGGCCCTTGCCCTTCGACCAGAGCAGCTCCCGGAACCGCTCGAGCGCCGCCTCCTTCAGGTCCTGGAACGGCCGGTCCAGGCCGAACGAGTACGCGATGTCGACGTTCTCCTGGTCGAACTCCCAGACCTCACCCCAGGGCTGATCGATCCGCTTGTGCTCGTACACCTTGAGGCCGGCCAGCTGCGTCGACCCGTACGCCGTGCCCCCGACCGACACGGCAGAGACCGCGCGCAGGTCGTTGTCCGGCACGAGGAGCGAGCCGGTGCCGGTGCCGTCGACGGTGAGCCGCCGGAACCGGGGCGTGAACGCCCGGTCACAGATCCAGTTCAGCTCGGCCTCGGTGATCATCCGGTACTTCACGATGTCGGCCGTCGGGTACTTCGCTGTGTTGTCGAGCCCGGCGTACGACGCGCGGGCCTCCGCGACGGTGAACAGGAACCCGCCCACGATCTCGACATGTGTGGTCGCGACGACGGTCCCAGAGATGGACCACGACACCGTGAGCACGTCGAGCGTCGCCGAGTTCGCCGCGGAGAGCGTGTACGTGTGCCGGCCGGCGTGATCCGGGTCGGTGTCCTCCGTGGCCGCGGTGCCCGACGCGACGAGCTCGGCGCCGTCGGCCCGATCGATCCCGACCGTGACCGCGGCGCCCGGGTCCGCGCCCTCGCCGTTCTCGTCCAGGTACGTCCACTCCAACGTCGACGCGACGCCGGCGACGATCTGCTGGTCGGGAACGACGAGGTTCATCAGGCGATCCAGACGGTCCCGCGGCACGCGCCGGTGGTCACGACGTAGACACCGCCCGTCGCAACGCGGGGGATCTTGAAGTCGCGACCGTTGCCCGATGAGGCCGCTGCCGTCACCGTGCCGATCAGGTTTCCCGACGTCGACGTGCCGTCGTACACCTGCAGGGTGTTCGCGGCGGCCGTCGTGTCGAAGATCTCGATCCCGACGACGAACTGCCCAGCCGTGCTCGCCGCAGCCGCGACAGCCTGCACCGTGCCCGTGAACGAGATGGGTCGTGCACCTTCCATCGTGGCCTCCTTCGGCCGTCCGACGCGCCGGGACCCCGAAGGGCCCCGGCATGCCGAGCAGGATCAGCGGGCGCGGAACGTGATCTGCACGACGCCGTTCGGCGACGCGAGACCCGAAGCGTTGACCGTGCGGGCGAAATCGACCTGGTCGCCCGCGGCCAGGTACGTGTCCGACGCCGTCGACGACAACGTGAAGGTCTCCGGCACACCGGACACCGAATCGGTACCCGACGCGTAGGTCTTCACGGTCGTGATCGCGGTGGTGCCGGCGCCGGCGGCGCCACGGTTGATGAGGCCGAGCGCGAAGTTGTTCGTGTTCGCGCCGGTCACAGCCGCCGCGGGGATCCACTTCACGGCGGTGATCACGCAGGCGAACGGGGCGATGAACACCGGGTTCTTCTGCGCGCTGCCGGCAGTGGTCTGCGCGGGGATGGTCGCGGTGACGAACTGGTCACCGGGCATGTCTCCAAGTCCGGGCATGGTTGCCCTCCTTCTGGTTCAGAACGGGTTGGGGTGAGGAACGCAAGCGGCCCCGGCATGTGGCCGGGGCCGCCGCATCGGATGAGGGCAGGTGCTACTGGGTGCCGCGCTGGAACGGCCGGTAGTCGACGACGCCGTAGCCCCAGGTGTGCCGGAGCTTGTAGGTGACCTTGTCGGCCGTGAACACCGAACCGACCGTCGGGTCGTCCTGCACGAACAGCTCCGGGTCCTCCTTGCCGTCCATGAACCCGACCTCGATCGTCGGCGACACGGCCGGGTCACCGACCACGTACCAGTCGTTCGCGTCGGTGAAGATGTCGACGACGAGCGGCTCGAGGCCCTGGTGGATGTTCGGCGTGTTCGACGGGCCCGCCGGCGTGCCCGGCACCGCGACGGCCGAGGTGCACAGCTGGAACGCCAGCTCCTCGAGCTCGTTCGGGACGACCAGGTACTTCGGCTTCATGCCGAGCGCCCGGGCCGTGTCGCCGTACGCCGCCTGGTCCCGCATCTTCTGACGCAGGGTCGACAGGTTCGTCTGGCTCAAAGCGACCGCGGCCGTGTTGGCGTGGCTGGCGTGGAACAGCGCGATGCTGTCGGTGGTCAGCGTCGGGTTGCTCGACAGGATGCCGAACACCGTCGAGTACAGCGTGAACTGCGCGACGCGGCCCAGGCGGGCCGGGATCGACACGAGCTGGCGGAGATCGTCGTTCTTCGCCGCCTCGTACGTGAAGTCCTCGGTGCCGCCCTTCTTCGTCGGCGAGTAGGTCGCCTGCTGATCCGTCGGCGACGTGAGCGGCTGGTACGGCGCACCCTCGTTCACCGTCGGCAGCGAGGCGAACTCGCCGACCTGGATCAGCTTCTGCGACCGGAAGTCGTGCACCGGGAACGTGGTGACGAGCTTCTTCCAGTCCGACCAGTTGCCACCGTGGAAGATGTCCACGATCCGACGGTTCATGACGTCGGCGAGGACCTCACCCCACGACGTCGAGATGAGCGACTCCGTGACGCGCCCGCGGCGGCCACCGAGGAACGACTCGCGCATGATGTCCTCGGCCATGACCTCGGTCATCGGGGCGTAGGGCTGCCCGGTGACATCGAAGTAGGCCTCGGACAGGCGGCTGTAGCCGTTGGCCCAGTCGCCAGCGAACGTGGCGTCGAGCTTCGCGACCTTCTTGTCGTGGTCCTCGGCGCCGACCTTGATCCCGGGCACGCGTGGGGTCATGCCGTCCTTCTCCAGGGACTCGATGGTGCGCTGCACCGTGCGGACCCGGTCGACGACGTCGGCCTCGGTGATCCGGGCCGGGAGGTCGGTCGTGATGTGGCCGACGAACCGGTCGGGCAGGCCCGCGGCGCGGACCGCCTCACGGACGATGAGGCCGGCCAGGGTGCTGCCCCGGTCGAACGACTCGGTGACCTCGGTCGGGGCATCGCCTTCGGCGCCCTCGGCGGGCGCCCCACCGGCGGTGACCTCGGCCTCTTCGCCGGCCTTCGCCATCTCGGTGGCCTCATCCGCGCTGTAGCCAGCCGCCTCCAGGACGTCGGCGTGCTCCGCAAGCAGAGCCGCTCGATCCTCGGGCGTCTTGGCCGCACGGAGCTTCTCGAGCAGCTCCTTGAACTTCATGGGTTGTGTCTCCTTGTTGGGGGGAACCTCTTCGGAGCCGAGACCGCCGGCTACCACGCGGATCGCCCGACCACCCGCAGAGGGGTCAGCGACGACATCTGTCGACAGCACGTTCGTGATGCTCGTGGCCTCACGCACGCGCCGCCCGTTCTCGATCCGCTCCACCGGCGGATCCATCTGCACGTCGTGCGACACACCGATGACCGGCGGGAGACCCTGCTCCTGCGCCTCGAGCGACTGGTCGAGCGCCTCCGCGATCGCGACCGCGGACGGCACCAGGTGGAGCTCGCCGGCCAGGCCGCCCTGGTTCGGGAACACGCCCCGCCACGACCCGCACAGCCCCACGACCGACGAGCTCTGCAGCTCCGCCATCGTGCGATGGTGATCGAACGCCTTCGCGCCCTCGTACAGCGGCGCCGCGGCGGCGAGCACGGACTCGGGGTAGTGCACCCCGTTGCGGCTGGTGCCGGCGTCGATCATCTGCATCAGGAAGATCCGGCCACCCTCGGCCGTCGTCCCCTTCCGCTCGAGGACCCGGCCCGGGAAGAAGTCCCGCTTCGACTCCTTCACGGCGACGAACTCGGTCTTCACCTCGACCTTCACGGGGGCCTGATCGGAGATCGTGACCTTGCCGTCGGCGTCGATGGTGTAGCCGACCTGCCACGTCTCGCAGCCCTGCCCGTCCTCGAGCTCGTAGACGACGACGGTCTCGGTGACGTCGCGCGGCCAGATCCAGGTCATCGAGTCCGGCGTGCCGAACTTCTCCTTGAGCGCGTCGCCGACGGCCTCGATGGTCTGCGACAGGGAGAGGCCCTCGATCGACCGGACGGCCTCGGTGACGCGGCCCGGCACGACGACCGCCATCGACCCGTTCGGACCCACGGGCGCGAACCCGAATGGGATCCACGGGCCGGCATCCTCAGGAGCGAAGGTGGCGGAGGGCTCAGGCATCGTCGCCCTCGTCCGCCGGCGCCTTCGCGGCGGCCTTCTTCGCCGGGCGCTTCACGGGCTCGGCCGGAGCATCGTCGCCCTCGTCCGCCGGCGCCTCGTCCTCGACCGGCTCGGGCAGGACCGGGATCCGCGAGACGTCAGGGTTCCCGCCCTTCAGGAACGGCTGCCCGTCCACGAGCACGACCGTCGACCCGTCGAACAGGTCGACCACCACGCCCTCGTCGGTGTCCGCGACGGCCACGACCTCCGCCGGCTTCATGCCGAGCTCGTGCGCCACGTCTTCGATGCTGGCCATGAGGCCCTCCTTCACTTGACGGCCTTCAGCCGCTGTTGCTCTGCGTCGTCGACGGCCGTCGCGACGTCATTCGGGTTGGCATCAGGGACACCCAACTCGGGGCGCCACGGGACGCCCATGTAGTCCGACCAGCCCTTCTCCAGGGCCACCTGGCCGGCCTCCTTCGACATCAGCCCGCCCGCCACCATCTCGGTCAACGCCTGCGACAGGCTGACGAGCACCGTCGCCGTCACCTGCGCGTCCGCCGCCGCCACCTGCGGCCCCGTCACCGACACCGTCATCGCCGACGGCACCGTGATCGTCCCGCCGCCCGGCTTCGGGACCTCGACCTCCGCCGGCAGCCGGTTCGCTGCGACGGCCCGGTCCACGACGAACCGGTACATCTCGGTCTGGTTCGCGACGTACTCGTTCTGCACCGACCCGATCCGGCGGCGCACCGGCTCCGCCATCGACATCGACGTCGCCCGGTTCACGTCGTCCGGGTCCGAGAGCCAGTGCTTCGACAGGCCGGCGGCCGCGGCGACGTTCGTCAGCACGGCCTTCCCCGTGTTCGTGTCCTCGAACGACCCCGTGTCCGCGGTCTGCGGCTTCCACGCGACCGACTTGTTGTGGAACTCGATCGACCCCGATGGCGGCGCCTGCCGGTGGCCACGGAGCGCGATGTAATCCTCGACGTCCTTGTCGTCACCGTCGATCTCGCAGTCCCACACCAGGTACCGAGCGAGCGCGGTCCGGTCGATCAGGTTCCCGAGGACCTGGGCGTACGCCTCGAGGTCGTCGAGGACCGGCATCAGGAACGGCACACCGCGCGCGTCGGTCTCCAGGGTCTGGAACGCCGGCCACCAGAACACCTCACCGGTGCGCAGCCCCGACACGTCGTCGAGCTGGATCACGTCGAGGCCCAGGTTCTCCTGCCCGGGCACCTCGATCCACAGCCGCTCCGGCCACAGCGCGTTCCCCCCGAGGTGATCCACGTCCTTGACGCGCGACACCGCGATCGGGTTCCGGCGGCACACCCCCGACATGTCGCCGACCATCATCTCCTGGGCCATCTCGCCCATCAGGAACCACGTCCGGAACATCCGCTCCTTGCCGGTCACCATCGCGTTGCGGGGGTCGTCGCGGAACTGCTCGACGAACGGCAGCACCTCATCCGAGGTGCACTGCACGGTCAGGCCGGTGTCGCCGACGCAGAACCCGACGTACGTGTCGACGATCGCCTTGCCCATCGGGTTCGTGCGCGCCGCCACGAGCGAGTCCATGCGGGCCAGGTTCCGGGTCCGCTCCGGGATGTCGTTCGACCCGCGGCCGCGCCCGTAGTTACGGAACCCGTAGCTGTCGGCCAGGCGGTCGCCCTGCGTCGGCGCGACACCCCAGTCCGCCGCGCCCGCCGCCGCGCGCTGCGCCGGCGACGCCTCCGAGGCGCGGCCCTGCTCGAGCGCAGCGACCCGATCGAAGAACCGTTCGTCCGCTGTGCGCGCCATGACCACCTCCTCAGATCCTCAGCCGGCCCGACGGCCGGAACATCTCGTTCCCGACCGCCACCGCCGCGGGCGCGCCCGCCGGCGCGTGCTTCGCCTCACGGTCAGCGCGACGCCACGCCGCGATCCCCATCAGCTCACCCATGAACCCGTCGATCTTCTCGGGGCTCAGGTCCTTCTCCGGCTTCCACCGCTTCTGCGCGTCGACCTTCGCGACCACGTTCGACGCCATCCACGACAGCGGCGGGTTCCCCCCGTGGTACAGGATCCCCCGGCCGAGCAGCCGGTCGAACTCCTGGGTCGCCGGCGCCAGATGCGTCATCTGCTGCCCGCACTTCCACCCTGTCAGACCCCCGTCCAGCAGCCGCTGCCGCAGGTTCTCCGCCTGCCACGGGTCGTACGCGAACTCCTGGATCCGGAACGCTTCCGCATCCTCACCGATCTCGTCCTCGATCCGCTGGTAGTCGACCGTGTCCCCGTCGGTGATCGTCATCCAGCCCTGCTCAGCCCACACCTCGAACGTCGACCGCAGCCGATGCTTCGCGACCGCGGCCTCCGGGATCCACATCCGCGGCAGCAACCACGCCCCCGTCTCGAACGTGCCGTCCGGCATCTCGAACTCGTCGGGGAACACCAGCCCCCAGCCGGTGAAGTCCGACACCGTCGACAGGTCCAACCCGCCGAAGCACTCGCGGTCCCGGAGCTCGGTGCGCATCTCCGCCGGTGTCGACCACGGCAGACCGCACAGGTCCCACTGCTCCATGTCGATCGCCCTCGCGATCGGCCGGCGCCGCCGGTTCAGGTGCAGCCGCTCGAACGACGGCAGGTACGACGGCGTGCGCTGCGCCTTCTTCGCCTCCTTCGCGAGGTACTCCGCGGTGACTGTCACACCCCACCCGGGGTTCGCGCCCTTGATCGTCTCGAGGTCGAACGGGTCCAGGTCCTCGGGCGCCGACCAGATCACGCCGTACCGGGTGTGGTCCGGTTCGATCATGTCCAACGCGAGGAGCTCGATGTCGGTGTGCCGCTCATCGAAGATCGTCCCCACGGTGCCGTCATCCGAGGTCGTGATGAAGATCAGCAGCGGCTGGTCCCGCGCGCCCGTGCCGGTCTCGATCGCCTCGATCAGATCCCGGGACTTGTGGACGTGGACCTCGTCGATCACCGCGCCCGACACGTTCAGGCCGTGCGCGACGTCCGCCAACTTCGACAGAGCCCTCGCGATGCCCCCGGTCTTCGGGGCCCGGACCAGCGACCCCAGCACCTTCACCTTCCCGCGGACCGCCGGCGACGACCGCAGCATCTGCTTCACCGGCTCGAACACCTGGCCGGCCTGATCCTTCGACGCCGCCGCGGCGTACACCTCCGCGCCCACCTCACGGTCAGCGAGCAACAGCACGATCATGAGCCCCGACGCCAGCGTGCTCTTCCCGTTCTTCCGGGGGATCTCGATCCACACATCCCGGATGATCCGCAGACCCTCCGGGTTCCGCCAGCCGAACACCGGCGCCAGGATCCACAGCACCTGCCACGGCTCCGGGTTCAACGACCGGCCCGCCCACCGCCGGGTCTTCGTGTGCTTCAGCAGCCGCAACGCATCGATGACCCGACACACCTCGTCGACATCGAACCGGGCGCCCTTCACGTAGTGCTTCGACTTGCGGTCCAGCTGCGGCGTCGGCGTCACCACCAGCGGCGGCACCAACTCGGCGTCCGGATCCACGTACCCGCGCTCGACGAGCTCCGCGACCGCAGCATCCGGGATCGGGAGCCGGAGCTCCGACCAGTCCTCAGTCGAACGGAGAGTCCCCATCGCTGGCGCCCTCCGGATCCTCCGGGTTGATGTAGTCACGGTCGACCGGCGTCAACCCGAGCTTCTGCGACAGCCACCGGAACTGGCCCCGGTACTGGTGCGCCGACACGATCGACCCGTTCCGAGCCGAGCCCTTCTGACCCGACACGGTGAACCCCCGCCGGCTGATGTCCCGCTCGAGCTGCTCGATCCGGGCCACCACCACACACAGGTCCTGCAACGCGAACCAGTCAAGCTCCGCCAGCAGCCCCTGCGCCTCGAGCACCCGGACCACCCGCACCCACGTCGCCGACGCCGCCGCGGCCACGAGCTTCGCGTCCGCCCTCGCCTCCTCGCGATCCAGGGCCGCCGCCTCCCGGCGCTCACGATCCTCGACCGACTCAGCCCGGGTCTTCTTCGGCACGAACACCGGCCGGGCCACGAACACCCGCGACCAGTCAGGCTCCGCCGGCGCCTTCGCCGGCAGCTTCAGTCCCGTCTTCGCCAGCTCGGCGTTCGTCTTGTGCGACGGGTTGCCCTCGACGAGGTTCAGGTGGTTCGGGCGAGCAGCGGGCACGGCTCACCTCCGGGATACTTCGCGCTGACGTACCGATTTCGCGCGGAAAGC